TCATTCCCATACCTGATGCTTTTAACAACTTCTCATAGGTGTCGTCAACATTAATGGTATTAAAATTAGATGGTACTAGCTTTTGAGAAACATATGATTTACCCGATCCAGCAGGACCAGCCATAAAAATAGCTTTCGGCTTGCCTTGTATTTCTTTTAATAAAGATATTAGTCCGATCATAGATAGGGTTTGTCATAAATATTACAACTCTCTTTTAACTTGAGTTTTGAATGAAGTAAATACAGGTGCCTCATATGGATTTTCTAAATCAAATAAACGGCGAACAGTGCGAAATATATCAAGATTTTCTTCGTGTGTGCGAGTAGGCAATACCATCTCCCATCCTTTACCCTGCATTTTTTCTTTATTAGGTTTACGTTTAGATGATTTTAACCATAAAATACCATAATTGTCAACCTCTTTATTAAAGCATTCTTTATAACACTGACCATAAACTGCTGTTTGTAGTTGGTATGTTGGTTGAACGTGATTAGATGTTTTAAAGTCAATTAACCATAATTTACCCTTAATTTCACATAACATATCACATGTACCTGCTACTTTTAATTCATCTGAAAATAAATGTACTTCGGCTTCAATTAATTTAGGATTATAAGTTTCCCAAAAATCAACAAAACGTAAAAACATTTGCCACACATCTGGATTGTATTGTGGGCTGCCAAATTGGTTTAAAAAGTTCATTTCTTTACCTTCTAAATATTCTTCAATCATTTCGTGTACTTGTGTACCTTCTTCACCTGCTTTTTTAACAATATATTCAGCCGAATAACCTACTTTTTTAAGCCAGTCTTCAAAAAATTTGCCTTTTGGGTAGTATTGTAAAACATAAGTAACAGATGGATAATACTTATTGTTACGTCTGTAAAAACGAGAATCGGGTAACGTGATTTGTTTGTGGTCATCCGAAATCTCTAGGATTCGATTGTAAGAGTGTTTTATTGTACTCATAAAAATAGTTTTTTCTCAAGCAAACCAGAGAATGTTAAGGGGTATGTTTCTTGGATTAGATTAGTGAAGTTGGCGAACCCCATTTCGCTTGGATCCTTATCCTTCATGTCTACAAGATATACTTCTTTACCTTCCTTCATTAGCTGTTCGCAGAAATTCAATGCCTGTTTTTGGGCATCACGGTCAAGAGCAATGTATATTTTTTCAACTGAAGACATCACGATCTTCTTCATTAAATTTGATTGTATATTTTTACCTAAAAGAGGCACAACATTTCGTTTAATAGCAATAGCATCAAATGGACCCTCACACAATATTAAAGGCAAATCCCAATTGATAAACATCTCAAATGGAATGATATCTCTGGATGTTTGAGGGTTCCTGTATTTTACTGATGGTTGTTTTTCGAATGAGCGGCCTGTAAAGTAATTTAATTTACCATTAGCATCATAAGAGGGGATGATAATCATATTAACATAACGTCCTTTTTCACAATAACCAATACCATATTTCATAATATCTTCTTCAGTAATACCTCTAGATTTAATATAAGCCATAGCTTGTCTACCAGTAATATCTGATTGATGAATATTGGTTAATAATTTAAATTCTTTGGGTAGTTCTAGTTTAGTTTCAACTACAACATTTTTTTCATTACCTACATATTTTACAATGACTTTTAATTCAGCCATTTTTTCAGGTGATGCTTCTACTGTTTTAAATAATTGGTATAGTTTTTTACCCTTTCTATCGCAAACCCAACAATGCCATGGATTTTCACCTTTATCGTTTTCAGTGAAGTTAATCTCTAGTTTTGGTTTAGGGTGGTTGCACAGCGGACAGTGGTAAGCATAGTTACCTCTTGCCGTTGATTTACCAGTACCTAACACCGAATTAGTCAGTGCAACTAGAGATTGATTAAGCATAACCGTAATATAACAAAGAAAGCTTGGTTTCCCAAGCTTAACTTTAAATATTTTTATTTAATTTACTTCTTAATTTACTTTTGTAAAATATCCTTTGGAATACAAAGCATCAACCCATTTTTTAGGCATAGATACTATAGCTTCTTCAGCAACAGGTCCTAATGCTTTTATGAATTCTTCTGGTCTATTTATATTCTTTAAAGTGTACTCTTTACCCTCAAATTCATTGGGTAATACTTCAAAAATATCACCAAGCTGTGGTTGAATTTTTATATCATAGAATGCAGAAAATGCACTTTTTAAATATTGCATTATTTTAGAGTCTGGTGATTTTGTTACTTTAAACTTATCTCCTATTTTAAAATTAGATTCTTCTTCATTTAGACGAGAATTGAAAGTTGCTTTGTTTTCAACTAAATATTTTTTTAAGTCAAAATTATCCATATTTTTATTTTGTTATAAATATATAAAAAAAAAAATTAAGATGCAAAGTCCTTATATCGAAAAACAAATCCTTTAATATGAATTTTAGTTCCTTTTAGAACTTCACATATATTACCTTTATTTAAATTTAAAACTTCACTTGCTTCGGATAATGATTTGAATTCCATTCCGAATAAAGTATCACAAATAATAGGTTTGAGTCCTTTTCCTTTTTTATTTTGAGAAATTTTTTTACAAATTTCCTTTGAAAATTTTGTTCCTGTTAATTTTTTACTTAAGTTATCTTTATGTTCTTGAGTTCTTTCATAAGATAATCCACTTCCATTTTCTTTTAAAAAAGCACTATGTTCAGGACGTTTTTTTCCTTCCCAAACTCCTTTCCTACCTTTTAATCCTTCTGAGTGGTTTTTCCTCCACTGTTCATCTTTATAACCTTGGATTCCTCCTTTTGATGTTGAATTAAGTCCTTTTTTATAACTATCGTAATATTCAATCCAATATGTTTCTCTTTCAGATAAATGCTCTACCACACATTCTTCAAGTATTTCTTTTTTATGATTTTCCCAACCGTACTTATTTAAAGAATTTTTAAATTTTTTACCACTTCCAGAATTATATTTGTGTCCTTTTTTCCAACGATCTTCTATATTAGTAGATTGACCTATATATATTTTACCTTTAGGGTTTGTAATTTTATAAATACCTATCATCGATGATAAATATTAAAAAATTTACCGAGAATGTCAATTACTTAAAATCACTTGTGTAGAATTTCCCAAGGATTGAATCGTTAAAGTATTCTAAAGGATGTTCTAACACCCCATATGTAAATAAATACTTACACTCGTAATATGTTAATAGTTTTTTATTGTTTACTATTTGTAGGATTTCACGTGTAAACTCATCGTGTTTACCTTCTTTTAATATTTCAAGAATCGGTTTAGCTGAGCCATAGTAGGTTTTCCAATCCGATTCTTTTTGTACTACTTGAGTTGTTGGTTTACGGCCTCGGCCGGTTTGCTCTGCTAATTCTTTTTTCGTTAATTTACGTCTAACGTTGTGATATAGCGATTTTTTTCCAATATACGATATCCCACTCGGTTTGTGAGTAGTAATGTATATAAAACCAAAGGCGTCTTGAGGAAAATCCTCAAGTTTTTCTATAACTTGTTTGTTGTATAACCACATTATATTTTAATTTTAAACGTATATTCCTGTAAATATTACACTACCATTATCTGCAGCAGTTGCTTGTTGTATTACTGCTACTCTTCCATCTGGGGTAACACTTGTCATTAAGTTTGCTGGATCGGTAGGAAATGTAAATACAAAACCATCAGCATATGTTGCTGTAATAAAAGCATTTGTACCTATTGTTTTACCTGCCAATGTGGGAAATGCACTACTTGAACCTACACCACTACTAAGTACTACTTTTCCTGCTACAAATTTAAAATTTCCTGTAGCTAGTGATGTTCCATTATAATATGTTTGGTCATTTACCTGTGTTGAAGATATAGCGTATGAACTACTTACAGCATAAGATGAACTTACAGCAACAGATGCAGTTCCTTGTAAACTTCCAGTAAATCCATTTCTTGATTTTACACTTCCTGTTAATTGAAGTGAACCTGATAATGTAATATCATAAGCTATTATTCCTGTAAATGCATCTACACTTTGAGATACTTCAGCGGCGGTAATTACATTACCGGTTGCTATGTTTGTTTTTGATAATGTAATTGCCATTGTTATCTATCTATATTAATAAGTATTGTTGTATCTGTTGTAGGTGAAGTTGGTAAGGGTTGTGATAATTTTCCTATTGCTAATAAATTTTGATTTTCATCATATAATCCTACAGTTGTTACATAAGGGTTAAAGTATGATGCTGTTACAAAATTATAAACAGTTCCATCTGTTGAACCTGATATTACTGTTGGATTTAAAGTAAAATTAAATTCATTTTCGTTAATAGTACATTTATATTGTGATTCATAAATAGTAAGAGATGATGAAAATGAACAGGTTACATTTGAAGATGTAACAAAATTTTCTATAACAATTGTATCTGTTAAACCATATAAAGCTGAACCATAAGTACCAACACCATAGGTATCTAATCCTGGATTAGAATCACTTGTAATAATTGCTAAACCGTGAGGATAAAA